ATATCTATACTTGCACCTTTATTTAATTGTGCAATACCACCTTTTGCGTATACAGGAACAGCGCCACCGTATCCTATTTGATTTTTAGGATATATTGGATCTAGTGGATCGAGATAACTTATTGTTGTATCGCCTAAACCACCTAATTGTCCTTGACTGCCTGCTTCTATTTCTGGTCTCATCTCAGGATCATCTTCTTCTTTTCTGTTTAACATTGCTGCGATTGCTGCTGCTGTTAACATGCCTTTACCAGGTATGGCTCCCGCCACATCACCTATTCTACTTAATAAACCTTTATCAACTACTTGTCGAATTGGACCTGTAGCACCTGTGTTGCCACCTATTGTTCTAGTTTGATCTAATAATAATTTATTTATTCCTTCACTAAAGGGAAGATTTCTTGTCTGTAAAAGATCCATGCCTCTTGCACCACCTGCAAAACTACCTGCGAGTCCACCAATACCACCAAGAGCTGCTGCTCTAAGTGCTCCCTCTCTGCCACCGTATTGTCCTAGTAATGCTCCTATGCCTACGCCAGCAGGTGCTCCAAATGCTAATCCTGCGATAGGCGCCGCTATGGGTGCTATATCTTTGGCTACTTTTCTGACTTTTCTAAAAAACTTCTTTAACATGTACTCCTAGCAATTCATGACTTGTTTTGAGCAAGGAGGTCGGCCTTGAGAATAAACCTATTTAATCGTATAATTATAGGCAAATTTCTAGTATCATGCAACCTAAAATGAGCTTTGATATTACAAAGGTGCCTATGGTCCGTGTGACGTGGTTAGACGCCCGTGATACAGAAACAGGTTGGTTGCCTATAAAAGACATACTTAATGCTCCGTTGGCCGTGTGTCAAGAAGTTGGGTACATGGTAGTAAAAAATAAAGAAAAGATTGTAATTATGCGTTCATGGTGTACAGACAAAGATGACAATCATGGTGGAGGAGTGATAGCTATTCCTCGTGGTTGGGTAACGAAAGTAGAATTTTTAGAGGTTAGTTATGCAGAAAGAAACGACAATAGCCAATCTATTTGGTAAATCCATTTATAAATGCACTATAAACAATTACGAAGATTACAATAAACCTTTAGTCAAAGACATAGAATCTTTTGTAAAAGAAAAACCTGGTAGCGTTGCGGCAACAACAGATGTAACGGGAAATGTTAATTACACTAAACTAAATGACGCTGTAGACAATCTACACAAGAAAAAACTATATGCTCCGTTGTTTACAGCATTAAATAGAAATATAAATTTTTTTCTACACAGCTACGGTTACAATCTAGACAAATTTAATGTTCATCTAACAAAAGCTTGGGCAACTTTTACAGCTAAGGACCAGTATATCTCCAGTCACAAACACACAGCTAGTCACTACAGTTGTGTTTACTACGTAAGAAATAATGAAATGGGTAACATAAAATTTGAAGAAGAGTTAGCTGCTCAGACTGGTTTGTATATACCTCCGACTGATCACTATATTCGTGAATGGAACAATTTTAATTTTGCCAGTTTTACAATACCTGTAGCCACAGGTGACTTTGTAATATTCCCAAGTTGTTTATTACATTACACAGAGATTAATAAAAAAGATGAGCCAAGAATAAGTATAAGTGCAGACATTCTGTTAACTATGAAAAAGGGTATTAGCACTGAGCATTGCATACCGCATCCTAGTCAGTGGGCTACAATTTAATTGTCAAGAAAACAATTATAAAAAATACTGTTGCGAAGACTAAAAATATGCTTACATTAGGTTCTCACCAAAATTAACAATCAACAGGAGATAATATGACTGAACAAGAATATTTAAGCGCTATTGCTAACCTTGCTGATAAGGTGAGTAAATATCATGAAAGGCTGATGGCAGCCGAGAGAGATTTAGAAAGACATTTAAAAGATTCAGACAAGCATCGTTGTGAGGCTTGTGAATGTGAGAACCGTTAAAGTTCTCCTCCTGATCCAAAAACATCAGGCATTTTAACGACACGTATGGTTACATCCTTGGCTTTTGTTGAAGCCCAAGGGTTACCACAGTCGTTACAATTACCAGTAGCTTGTTCTTCAGAGTCAACCTCTGCTTTACAATTATTACAGTAAATTTTTTCCCATACTTCTGGTTTTAATATTGGCACTTTATTGCCATCTACAATTTCATGTCCAACGACTTCTGCGTCTTGTACTTTTTTACCTATTTCTGACATTATTTAATCTCCATTATACTAATTAATATTGTTACACCAGTTCCTAAAATTTTAATAGCATCAGCCTCTTCTAATATAAAAGGCACACCCTCAGACAAAACCTCTTTTTCTGATCCGTCTGCCAAACTTTCTTTAAACAAAGGTATCTCAAGGTCTGAATTACTATTATCAAAAGCAGATACCGTAGTTGTAACAGCACCTCCTGTTTGGTTAGATAATCGTATACCTTTAATTACAGCTGTTGTTGGTTGTACGGGAGGCACTGATGCTAAATTAGCTGTGGGCACAGTATACACAGCCGCAGCACTACCTGTTCCTGTAGCAGATTTACTTATAAAATTATCAGCCAAGGAAAAAAGTCCTTCTTGTTGCTTCTTCTTTTATGTCTTCTTGAAAACCAAAGTTTAATTGTTGTGTTATTTGTTCAAGAATACGAATAAGTGTATCAAACTGTAGAGCTTCATACTCTTCAGTTGCTGTCGGTAATACTGTTGTATTTATTTTAGCCATTATCTACCTCCATCTGGTTTAATATCCAATCGTAGCGTACCATAACGCCAATCAGATCCTAGTGTATCACTAGTTATTTTTACATTAGTTTGTCTACCTCTGCCACGTAAATCAAAAAATTTAGTTGTGGTAGTTACATCTCTATTTATTGTTGTAGATGTATCAGAAGGATATGTTTTAAAACCCATTGTCATGGTAGCTGTTCCGACTTGATTTTTAAAATCTGGTATACCCCTGCTTACTGATAAAATTTGTTGTCCATCCTGTATATCAAAATCACCTGAAGTAATAAATGCTGTCATAGCTGATTGATCGTCATTGACACCTTGCTCGTGTTCAAAGAATGTTGTTGCACCAGCAGTCAACCCTTTTACTGTAGGTGTAGTTGCAGTGGCTGTTGTACTATATTGAGTTGCATATGGTCTTTGATACACGCCATAATCAGTCCAAGTTGTTCTTGCTAATGAAGATGTGTACCAAGTTTTTTCTAAATAATTATAAGTAACAGATCTATTTATTTGATTTGATGTATTAGAAGCATAAAACCACGTTACCTCATTAAACTCAGAATTAACACCAGCAAATGTTTCTGGTTGTTGTGTTATGGAAAAATCCTCAAATACAAAATCTTGTACGCTACATGGTATTTTTTTAACTGCACCATCATAAAGATAAAAAGCGTTTTGTGACATCCAATATGCTATACCATTTACATCAACAGCTGAGTGCACACCCACAGCACCACAGTTTGCACCTATTTGTACAAGTGAAAATGTAAATGGTGCTCCTACAAATTGTAATGCATTTAATGATGTATCAGTCCACACAAGAACAGCATTACGAGATCTTACTGCTGACACAATCTTAGATCCATCTTGTATTCTAAACGAACCAGCAGTGTTTGTAGCTGTCGGAGCAAAATCATTTGTTGTCTCTTGTGAAGCAAATCGTAAAAACAAATCATCTTGTGATGTTGTGCTTCCTATTGTTGTCTCTGTGCCAAATAAAAATACATGTCTGTCAGGCATAGATACTAAATTAAATCTTGAGCTTGACGGAGTGTTTGAGATAACTGTAGCTCTTGTTGCCGTGCCACTAGAAGTGTCCCAAAGAAATGTTTGTCCTTTGTGTACTGTTGCAATTAAATCCTCACCAAAATTATCAAAGGACCAGTTTCTAGCATCAAGTGTAACTGTTGATGTTGATCTTGGAGTGTTCCATGCATCCACGTTCCATGCGTCTGTGCCCCAACCATAACCATATGCCGATTGATCTGTGCCAATATTTATTTGATACTTCATATTACCAGTGCCACCACCTCCTGATGTCGATCCAGAAGCTGCACTAGTGTGTGTTACTTTGTAATTATTTGCATCTGTTATTGATGTAATCTCAAACTCTGCATTCATGTCTAATCCGTCAATTGCTGAGAAAGAATCAAAAGTGACAAAATCACCTTGTATTGCGTTGTGCCCTGTATCTGCTACAGAAACAACTGTCGTGCCGTTTGTAGTAAAAGGGTTACTCACACTAGAGCTTGTTTTTCTTAATGGTGTTACATCATATGCTGTTCCCTCAGAGTATACATAAAATTTTCTATCTGTTCCGAGAGCCGTGTACCTTACACCGTTAAGATCTGTCCATGTGTGAACACCTCTCACAACGCCAATAAGTGTGTCAGCTATAAGTTTCTGCCAACCACCTACTTTTTGTGGTAAGCCGTAATGAAATCTTACGTTATCAGAGTCAACCCAACGTCCTTCTGCACCATATTCTGTATCTTGTTTGTCTATACCAGGTGCTATGTTTAGTTTTGCTAAAGGCATTATATTCTCAAAAATCTATATTGAATTTCACCAGCACCGCCGTTAGATCCAGCAGATTGAGGTTGTCCACCTCCACCTCCACCACCAGATCCTCTATTTCCAGCCGTTCCAGATCCACCAGCGGGAGCACCTGTACCACCAGCAAATTCATTTGTGGTGCTAATAGGGTAACCATAAGAGGCACCTCCTTTACCACCAGTAATTTGACAGTTGTCACCTCCACAGTTACCAGGATTTTCTCCAGCAAGCCCATTTCCTGATTGATTAAAAGTGCCAACAGGACCACTAGTAAAAGAAGTGATATCAAGTCCATCGACACTAGTGCCAGATGTTAAAACTGTACCAGCAATAGAAGCAGTGCCTGCAGTTGAAGCAACGTTATTACGTAGAGGTCCTTGAACTCCTCCACTGTTACCATTACCACCAATACCACCTTGTAGTGTTATATTTATACCGCTTGAAGAACTTGAAATTGTTGTATTACCACCGTTACCAGCAGTTGTATTATATCCACCGCCTGTTCCAGACCCTGCACCACCAACTGCAATATTTAATGTTTCACCACTTGTAACTGTAAATACTTTATCAGATATAAAAGCTCCAGAAGCGCCTCCTGCACCAGCAGATTCACCACCAGCTTTATCATACTCTGCTCCACCTACACCACCAGATCCACCTCCCACAGCAAATTGTATGTGTAAAGCATTAGCGTTTGTTGGAACTGTTATAGTTCCTGTGGTTGTAGAAAAAGATGTTGTGTTAAAGAGTGTAAATATTTCTCTCCAATCACCACCGTCCTTTACATAAGCATTAGTAATTGTTTTGTTAGTAAATGACGTTCCGTCATGAACATAGACTTGATCTATAGTTCTAAAAGTACCACCATCTTTAACATTTATCGGCATGATTCATTATGTAGAATATTTGTACCAAATATCACCATTTGATCCACCGCTTGGATCAGATGTGCTTACAGTTCTAGTGCCATTTGCATTTGTACCTGCAGTTGCAGATATAAAAGCTTGAACATCAGAACCAATAGCAACGCCTAGATTTGTTCTAGCTGTTGCTTTAGTGCCCACATCATTTAAGTTCTGTGAGGCCTGTAAAACTCCAGAAACATTTGCTCCAGAAAATTTATATCTAATAGATGCATATGTAGCCATATTATTTCTCCAATAGTTTCCATCCAAAGCTTGATCCCGAATAGACCAAAGCAAAAGCTGCGCCTTCAGTGGCAACAGTTAAATCAGCTGTAGCGCCGTCAATCTTTTCACTATTGCGACCTACGGTTAAATTATTTGTATCAAATGTATTAGCAACATCAACAAATCTTATTTCATCTCCTACTGTAGGAGATGCTGGTAAAGTTATTGTAAATGCTGAACTAGTCGTATTTGCGAAAATTTTATCTCCAGCAAAAGCTGTATAGGTTCCTGTTTTAGTTAACCAATCACTACCTTGTGTTTGTATTTCGAACCAATTTGTACCATCAGTAGACAAAAATACGTTTCTACCTGGATTAATGACAAAAGTATTACCAGAAGATCCTAGTCTCGCAGTAATCTTATTTGATGCACTAGCATTTCTTAAAAAGTATAATTTTTCTACAGCGGGGAACTGTATGATAAAATCTGATGAATGCCCTGTAAATATAATTGCAGCTTGTCTAGCCTCATTGTTTGCCTGTGTTTGTGGTCCGTCATTAGTAGTAAGTGTAACAGGGCTAGATGACGACCCTAAATTCTTTGTGTATACTCCAGCTATTGATTGTTCAATAGACTGAGAAAAGTTATTATTTGTTGTATTACCCCATGCATTTGACTGCTCTCCAGAGCCAATTAATTCAATTTTAAGTCTTGTAGAATACGTACTCATTATGCTGCGTCCTTCCAATCCATTGTAGCACTATCATCTACATTTGTCCAATTCGATGTTACGCTATCGTTTACTTCTTGCCATCCATAAACCGCTGGTGTTCCAAGAGCCGTGGTCATTGATAAGCCAGTAGGTGTGGCAACGGCATTATTAAATATTGATATAGTTCCTAAATTAGCTATCGCAAATTGTCCAGCAGGTAATGCTGTGGAAGCTAGTTTAACGGATACAGATCCTACAGCAAGACTTCCTGATTGACCTGTGTAATCTGTATTGGTAGCTGTGTTAGCCTGACCACCCATTGCTGAGTGATAATGACAATAATAGTATAGTGTTGGAGCACCCGCAGCTACTGTAATAGTTAAACTTCTTTGCGTTGCACTAGAGTATCCAGATATATACGCAGAAGAAGAAACATTTGAATTATTAATTTGATAAGTAACACCCGTATTATACGCACTTCCACCACCATGAGTTCCATTAGGTGTTTCCGATAAGAAAATTGGATGTGGTGCCATCGTAGAGTCATTACCATTAAAGATGTATGTTTTACCCTCTTTGAGAGTTAACAATTGTTGTTGGACACCATTAATAACATATTTGTTACCTGAACCTGTTGCTACAACTGTTACTGTAAATGTTTCTGTGCTTACAGGTGGATTAGGTTCTACTAACGCATTACCAAGTGTAGATGTGCCACCAAGTGAGGTAGACATCGATAGACCAGTAACTAGTGGCTTACCTTCAATTGAAACAGAGCCAAGTCCTGTAGTCATTGCTTGACCAGTTACGGTTTCTACAATTCTATCTACTTGTACTTCTGGTGTTCCTAAAGCTGATGTTAAACCAAAACCTGTTAAAGATGTTCCTAAGCCAACTGATCCGATAGCCGTGGTCAGTCCAATACCAGCAGGTTCTATTTTATGACCTGCACTTATACCAACACCGCCAACAGCAGTCGTCATTGATTGACCTGCTACATTTACCGCTCCTTGTACAGCAGGTGTGCCAAGAGCTGTTGTTAGACCAAATCCTGTTATAGTTGGTTTAAGGCCAATAGTGGTAGATCCAAGAGCTGTGCTTGCTCCTAAACCAGATACTGCGACTAATGTACTTTGTCCACTAAGCGTCGAAAATGGTGATTCTGAAAAACCTGAAATACCAAATGCCATATTGGTATTTTAACTATAAAAAGTGATTTAGTCTACTGTGCTTTTTTATAATAGGCAGGTAATCCTAACATTGGCCTACCATCAAAAGCATTGTTTTCCTGAAACTGCCCAGCTTTATTATTGTAATGTAAAAACACTTGACCACAGTCTTGACCTTCAAAAGCATCACGCCAATGTTCTAGGTCACAACCACTGTAAACAAGCATGTCTCCTGGTTTAAGCATAACCTTCTTACCTTTGTTTCCATATCCTTCTGTTGGATCTAAATAAATTGGCCACTCATCTCCACCTAAATTGAGAGTGCATGATATTTCACATGAAGGTCTATCTTTGTGTCTATGTAATATATCACCGTATTTGTAAATACGAGCATATGTATATGTTGGCACTAAACTCATATTGGTAATCTGCATCATCTTAGGTCTTACTCTTACCATTAATGTTTCCATAACAAGATCTCCGTAATGAGAATAAGTATCTGGTATTTGACTATCTTTCCAAGTTCCCCAACTTTCATCATAAGGAGAAATATATCTTGTGTCTTGTATATGTTTTGCCACTTGCCTTTTATTTAAAAAGTAAGCATAACAAAAACTAGCTAAATCTTTAGATATTGCTTTTTTAACTACTTCGTATTTGTCTTTTTCAAAACTCATTTTTTCTCCTCTGTTTGTTTCATAAAATTATTGTTAATTGCTTGTATGTTAAAATGTATAAAACGAAATGCTTGGTTAGGACCACCTACAGAATATTGATGTGTCACATAAGCAGGCATGATTATTAATGTACCTGGTGTGGGTTTCCAGTGAGCTTCATTTGTAGCATAGGTAATTTGTGTTTCATCTTTTTGTGGTAATGCTGATAAAAGAGCAGCGGGCCGTGGGTCGTGTATTACTGGCACTGGTCCATCTTCATCTCTTTTTAAATATAAAAAACCTGAAACATGGTTGTTAGGATGAACATGTGAATTGTGATGACCACCTCCAGACTTTGGAAATTCTTGTACCCAGCACTCTGTAAAAACACAAGTGTGATTGGATAAATCAAAACCCATTTGATCTAAAAATTCCCATGATCGTTGACCTATATGATCAATGTAAAATTTTAATTCTGAATCACCAGCTATAGGATAAGAGTGAGCTACTTCACCAAAATCCGATCCTTTTTTCTTAACTTTATCTTTATATACTTTTGATTCTTTAATTGCCTTTAAATGTTTTTCACATTTGTTGTTTATGTCATCAACCCAGTGTGATAAATTTTCCATATACACAGGTGTTTTAAAATATTCTGTAAACCCCATCATACAAACGGTCTTCCTTGATGCCAATTAACTAATGAATATCTTGTGCCTGATGTTACTGGTTTTACCCTATGCCAAACAAAAGAAGGAAAAATTGTTACAGACCCTTTAATTTTTGCTTGTTTTATAACATGTATTTCTTCTCTATCAGGTGAACTCATATTTACTTCAAAATCTCCACCTTCATATTCACTACCGTCAACTAATGCTACTGTCATGGATAGTTTTCTTATTTTACCGTTTTCATTAATTCTTGTTCCTCCATCAGTGTGCCAATCATAATGTTGTTTTTTACTACCATCATACTTTGTAAATTGACAAGACTCAGACCAATCCCAATGATAATTCCAACCTGCAGCTCTATTAGCTTCATGCACCAAAGGATGTAACTCACGATAAATCCAAACTGGATCCATCCATACAACATTTGATTTTCTTTTTTGTTCCAATTGTTTTTGTTGATTTGGTGTCATGTTATTTGGATCAAATCCAAAAGTAACACCTGTTTGTTCTTTTAATTCTTTTCCATATGCAACAATATCATCACATATTCTATGCGGTAAAGCTCCTTGAAAACACCAATAGTAATTTTGTAATTCCATCTTTCTTATTTTATCTTATACCCATTTTAAAATGGGATGCAAATTAATTTTGATATTTGTAACGTATAATTACAACACCAGAACCACCTGTGCCTCCTTGAGAACAATAGCCACCGCCACCGCCACCGCCTAAGTTTGCAGTTCCATTCATATTATCTGCAGGTCCAGTATTTAATTTTCCTTTTCCGCCGCCACCAGAACCGCCATCACCTTCAGGTATTGTTTCTGATGCACCGCCGCCGCCTCCCCCACGAGTTACGCCAGAACCAGTAATGCTTGAAGTAACGCCATTACCACCGTCACCTGCATCTGATCCATCTGCATCTGTTCCGACAGCACCAGCACCGCCGCCAGCTCCAGATGAAACTGTGCCTCCTGATCTTCCTTGTCCACCGTTATTGCCTTGAGGTGGACTTACTGGTGGAGTATTTCCTGCACCAAAATTTTGAGCCTTTGGTCCTGGACCAAACGCTGCACCGCCACCTGAACCACCATTTCCAGCGCTTACATTATTAGAATTTCCTGGATCTGAAACACCACCAAAACCTCCGCCAGCAGATGAAATTGTAGAAAAAGTTGAAGTTGATCCTTGAGTGCCTTTAGCAGTCGCTGGATTTGAACCAGGAGTAGTTCCTCCTGCTCCTACAGTTATTGGATAACCTTGTGCTGAAACTGTTAAACCTGCTGGGGCATTAAGAGGTGAGGCTGAGTATGGATCGCCAGAGTTTTTACCTTCACGATAACCTCCAGCGCCTCCTGCTCCACCGTTTCCTCCAGGGTTTCTACTTCCCCCAGAACCTCCACCTGCAAGCACTAAATATGAAACACCGTCTCCACCACCTGCTGCGTTTCCAACTGAGGATACGGTAAATGTTCCTGAACTATTAAAAGTATGAATTTTATAATCTCCTGATGTTGACTCTGTTCCACCAGATGCAACGATGTAAGCCTTTTGTGATGCACCCTGATCTGCATCTGACGTAACCATCCAACCTTGTGTTGAGTCAACATAAACTAGTTGAGCAGCCTCTCTCTCCCTTTCAAATGTAGCATCAGTTGTTGTACCATTAATTTTTTCAGATCCATTTGCAGATATAGTACACTTATTAGAATTCCAAGTGCCTGCATAATCAACTAAAGCTACTATAGCTCCAGCAGATCCTGCTGGTAAATTTACAGTAATAGCTCCTCCAGTTGTATTAACAAAATACCCCTTGCCAGCTACTGCTGTAAATGTGCTAGTTTTTATATCTGATGTTTGCCAATCAACAGCTCCAAAACCCGTTGCAGTGCCATTGTTTGATAATGTGCCTGTAACGTTTGCAGTGCCAGCTATTGTAAGTGTGGCTCCCGACGGCAACGTAATTGTGTCACCTGACGCCCCAACTTGTAAAGCTGTGCCTGATTGAGGCTCTATCTTGTCTGTTTTTAAAGTATTATTTACACCATCTAGTTCAATAGTCATAATATCCTCTTGTTAGCATTATTTTACAATAATTGGAACTGAAATGAAAGAGCTACTATTGGGTCTTTACTCTTGTTTTTTGTTACTCTGTGTCTCAAATAAGATGGAAATATCACTAAAACATTTTTTTCTAATTGTACCTTCCACCTTCTTTTTTTATTTCTACCAAATTCATATTCAAAAATAATATCACTTTTAGTATCTCTATCTTCTATACACCAAATAACAGATATTTCTGGAGAACCATCGTAATTCCAATCGTCTATGTGATGATGAGAGCCTATTGTGTTATTATGCTCGATAACTAAACCAGCTCTTTTAACTAAAACTGGTGTTTGATCATATTCAGCTCTGTAATGATCTCTTATGTAATCATGCATCCATGACAAATGTTGATGATCATTTACTATGCAATAATTACTATCATCATACCATTCCTCATTACTTACTCTGTTGTTAAGAAAATGATTTGTAATACAGTTTTGTATAATTAATTTTTTATCTATTTTAAGAAGATTAGATACTTTATGTGTAATTACAAACTGTTCTGATAGAACTTTTTTTTGCATTAATTATAGGGCAACCCAAGCTTTAGCACTAGCATCCCATCTAAAATTACCTGTAGGGGTTTCCTGATCTTTAGCAACCCAACGAGTATTAGTTTCATCCCATGCAATATCATATAATTTTTTAGGATCACCGTAGTCTATAACTGTTGGGAAATCAACTGGAGCTTCCCAGTTTGCCGTTTGTTCATTTAAAGACCAAGAAGCATGAGGTTTAGGAGCGTAAAAAGCATCTCTATCTTCATCATAAGTGTAACCTATACCAGCATAGTTTTTTCTTATTGCTTTAGATTGATCCTCTGATTCTGTGCCGTCCTCTTTGTAATGTTTACCACCTCTTGTGTTATAAGAAGTTTGTTTCCATAAAGGCCAGCCGTGAATACGTTCTAAAAACTGTATTCCAACAGCTTCGTCTTCTACGCCATCAGCGTTTTTCATATCGTCATCAGCGACGACTTCAACGCCTATAACTTTAGAATTTATTCCTAATTTTGCAAAATGTGCCATAACTACCTCCTTATACTATATTAAAATTCTTTTTTGTTAAACATTAATTTTGATACTTATATCTTATAATAACGACACCTGATCCACCAGTGCCACCTGTAACGGCAGGTGCTCCATATCCACCACCGCCACCGCCTCCAGTGTTAGCAGTTCCTGCAGTTCCTGTGCCACCGCCACCTGCGCCACCGCCTCCAGTGCCAGCTGAAGGTGTTGGTTGTGAAGGAGGATTTGCAGCTCCAGCTCCGCCTCCAGCTCGTGTGACTGATGATCCTGAAATGGTTGAAGCCACTCCATCGCCTCCATCGCCATCACCGTCAGTATTGCCAGCTTCTCCTGCTCCACCACCGCCACCACCTTTACCGTGGTAACCAGTGCCTACACCTCCATTATTACCCTGCGAAGGGCTTACGGGTGGAGTGTTGCCAGTTCCTCCAGATGTATTACTTGATGATCCTCCACCTCCAGAACCACCTGAACCAGCAGCTCCTGGAGAAGGACTTTCTTGATGTGCTCCTTTACCTCCACCAGCTGATGTAATGGTAGAAAAAATTGAATTTGATCCATTTGATGCAACAACACCAGAAACAGTGCCTCCACCTCCTACAGTTATGGGGTAGGCTTGTGCGGAAACAGGAAAACCACCTGTAGCGGGATTAGGAAAAGATTCTCTATAACCTCCAGCACCGCCACCGCCACCTCTTTGGTTTCCACCACAAGGTGTTCCACCTCCACTGCCTCCTCCAGCTACTACCACATAATCCACTGTAGTTGATCCTTTAGTATTACCTGCACACGATACAGTGAAAGTACCGCTTGAAGTAAACGTATGTATTTTAAAATCTCCTGATGTTGTTACAGTGCCACCAGAACCAGTTACGTAAAGAGGACCTAATTGTTGAACATTAGATTCTTGTACATATAACCACCCTTTAGTAGAATCAACATATACAAGAACAACACTTGATCTATTTGTAGATAATACTGAGTCAGTTGCATTACCTTGAATGTTCGAACTGTTTCTTCCAATTGTTAAATTATTTGTTGCAAAAGATGGAGCATAATCTTTAAATGCTACGATAGCTCCTGCGCTAGGACTTGCTGGTAATGTTGCTGTAAAAGCTCCACCAGAAGTATTACAAAAGTATGCTTCACCGCTTACTGCTGTAAAGTTAGATGTTTTAATTGTAGACTGCCAATCTAAACCTTGTGTTACTAATGTTGTAACATCAACGAAACCTAAATTGCCAGATCCATCTGTTTTAAGTGCATTGTTTGCACTACCATCAGCATCAGGTAATACAAATGTTTGATTTGAACTAACTGTTGCTGGAGATTTTATAGATACATAATTAGAATTATCCGAGTCAAATAATTTTACTTCACCCGTACTATTAACTTTTATTTCAGACATAAAACTTTTTTACCATATTAATTTTGATACTTGTAGCGAATAATTATTTTACCAGCGCCTCCTGTTGCTCCGTTTCCACCATGGCCTGCGCCGCCACCGCCGCCACCGCCAGTGTTGGCTGTGCCTGCAGTTCCGTTTCCACCTGGCACTGGTCCACCAGCACCGCCACCGCCATCACCACCAGGTCCTGACGTACCACTTAATTTACCTCCTCCGCCACCGCCAGCAAAAGTAACTGGGCTTGCAGATATATTTGTTGTAACACCATCACCTCCATATGAGTCTCCGTCAGTGCCTCCAGATTCGCCTGCACCACCTCCAGCGCCTCCAGGATATTGTCCGCTAAATGCACCGCTCTCACCACTGTTACCTTGTGGAGGACTAACTGGAGGAGTATTACCTGAACCTCCACTTGCGTTATAAGTTCCACCACCTCCTGAACCACCAGAACCATCTCCAGTTGGTGTATTAGGATTTCCTAAACCTGCTCCTCCACCAGCAGATGTGATTGTTGAAAAAACCGAAGGGCCACCAGCAGACCCATTTCCACCTGGGGCTGGTCCACTAGTGCCGCCAGCGCCTATTGTTATAGGATATGCAGTTGCTGGCACAGAAAGTGACCCACCAGAGCTAGCTAAAGGAGAAGCTGTCCAAGCAGCTGGATTTGGAACTGATTCTCTAAAACCACCAGCACCGCCACCTCCAGAACCTACTCCGCCACCAGCGTTATTATCAGAACCACCACCTCCACCACCAGCGATGACCATATAATCAACTTTATTTGAGCCAGCAGAGTTTCCAGCATTTGAAACTGTGAAAGTTCCGCTTGAATCAAAAGTGTGAATTTTATAATCACCAGATGTAGTAATAGTACCTCCAGTTGCCGTCACGTATTGTTTGTTTTCTAAATCACCTACATTATTTTCTACAGTGTATAACCAACCTTCAGTGCTATCAACGTAAATCAAAACCACAGATGCACGATTTGTATTTAAAAGAGAATTATTAGCATTACCTTGTATATTTGATCCATTTCTATTTATCGTCAAATTGTTGGTAGCAAAAGTTTCTGCATAATCTTTGAAAGCAACAAAATCTCCTGCACTAGGACTTGAAGGTAAAGTAACCGTTACAGCTCCACTTGTTGTATTAACAAAATATCCTTCTCCACTCACGGCAGTAAAATCACCTGTTTTAACAGAAGATTGCCAAGCTATGTCAGATGTTATTAAAGTGCTTATGTCTGTCATAGACAAAACACCAGAAGCGTTTGTTGTAATTATATTATTTGCTGAACCGCTTGTGCTTGGTAATGTAAATTCTTGATTTGATGCTACTGTGCTTGGTGCTTGTAAAGATACCTCGTTAGAACTATCAGCATCTTGAACAGTAATCTTTCCTTGATTACGAATACGAATTTCTGCCATGACATTAGTTTTGGTATTTGTATCTAATTACAACTACACCTGAGCCACCCGAACCATTTTGTTTAGGGAAAGGTGAGTTATCATTTCTCGCTCCACCGCCACCACCTTTATTAGCTGTTCCGTTTGCAGAAGGTTCAGGAGTACATCCACCAGTTCCCCCTCCAAAAGGAGCAGAACCGTTTGTTGTATTAGCTTGTGAACCTGAGCCACCCCCACCACCTGCATAACTTACAGGAGATGCTGTAATACTTGTTGTTACACCATTACCGCCGTTGCCACCATTTTCAGGAGAAGGTTGACCTGGATAAGAACCAGCTTGACCAACAGCTCCAGCGCCACCACCACCAGCTCCAGCATTACCTGGACCAGAGGAAGGACTTGGATTTGGTGCACCAGCACCGCCAGCACTACCTTGAGAAGGACTTACAGGAGGTGTATTACCAGCTCCTGGAGCTGAAGCACAAGAATAACCTGTTCCTCCTCCACCAGAACCGCCTGATTCGGCAACTTTTCCGTTTGGTGCTGGTGTATAATAATTACCACCAGAACCGCCACCTGCAGAAGATATTGATGAAAAAACAGAAGCAGAACCTGAAGTGTTAGCTGTTCCAGTATCAGGAGCTGTTCTTTCAGCACCAGTTCCACCCGCTCCTATTGTGATTGGATATCCTTGAGCAGATACAGGAAGTGAACCACCTGGATTTGCTAAAGGTGATCCTGTCCATGCAGCAGGACTTGGTACGGATTCTCTAAATCCACCAGCGCCACCGCCACCACCTAATCTGTAACCACCGCCACCGCCACCTGCAATGACCATATAATCAACAGTATTTGAGCCTCCAGTATTACCTGCACATGATACGGTAAATGTTCCTGAACTATTGAAAGTATGAATTTTGTAATCTCCCGAAGTTGTAATTGTGCCGCCTGAGGCAGTGACATATTTAACATCTTGTAAATCACCAACATTTGACTCCACTGTAAAAACCCAACCTTCTGTTGAATCAATGTAAACCATAATAACAGATGCTCTGTTGGTTCTAATTGAAGAGTCGTTTGCAACGCCTTGTATATTAGATCCATTTCTTGCAATAGTTAAACTGTTTGTCCCAAAAGTTCCTGTGTAATCTTTAAAACCTACAATAGCTCCTGCTGATGGTGAAGAGGGTAAAGTAGCTGTTACAGCTCCGCTAGAGGTGTCTACAAAATAACCCTCTGTTGTAGCTGCCGTAAAATCTGATGTTTTCTTAGTTGTTTGCCAATCAACTGCACCTGTTCTACCAAAGCCAGTAGCTGTGGCGCCTGATGCCAATGATATAGTTTTGCCTGATTCACCAACTGTTAAAGTTGATCCAGACTGAGTAGTAATAGTGTTAACTTTTATTGTGCTAGCCATTATATAATCACCACGTTACCTGTAATTGTTTGTGTACCAGTTACAGTAACTGGTCCAGCTAAAACTCCAGAATCGATCGTCTGATCATCACTTAGTGTTGAGTTGTGAGTAGTAACATAAGTAGTAGCTGCCATCGATGCTGACGGTGCTCTTGATGCTGGGTATGTACAAAATACATCTTTTGTTCCAGCAGATAAATTTACAGCTGAATCACTATTTGAGCTAGAAATAATAGTATCTCTAGACAAAGTATCAGGTGAAGCATCTGTAACAGTTCCTATCCCTACTTCAAACTCATTAGCGGTTTGATGTGAAATACAATAAAAACATTTATTGGTTGTACCAATACCTGCTACGAAAGTTTCAAACGTATCTGCTGCTCCAGCTAAATTAAGTGTGCCAGTGCCAGTAGTAGTGGTTGTCTCCTTTACTCTGTCATTAAGGACAAAAGCCATAAAGCTTCTCCTACGATATTCTTATAATAGCGTCACTTGTATTTGCTGCTGGAAACTGTACAGTAAATGTACCGTTACTTGCAGTAAAATCACCACCAAATGCTAAAATACAAACACAGTTTGTAGTACCAGATCCACCATCAGTTGTTGTATTGTAAATCATAGCTCCATTAGCTGTAAAACTAGCTGAAGTAAATTCTGCATCTGCAAAATCTACAAAAGCTGTAGTAGCTGATGAAGAGCTTGTAACACCGTTTCTAGTGAGAGTTTTACCACCTGCGGTATAAGCTGATCCTGATGTGTTAGTTATTTCGTTTGATGTGCTGTAACCTGTAGTCGTTGCACCTAAGCTTGCTGAAGATGTATACAAAGCTAACTTAAATGTATGACCGCCAGACGCAGCAAAGTCATGCTTTCCTTCCAAAAGTTCACCTTTGAAAGTGTTGCATATAGCTGATGTAATTGCCATTTTGTCTCCTTATGGTTGTTTCGAGTCTAGAGGAAAACGAAGAACACCATCATAGTATTCGTCACGTCTTCTTCTGCCTTGTTGTTCAATTTGCAAGCCTTGTAATGCTTGTTGATAGCCTTGCTCATAGTATTGCAACATATTGTCTGGTCCCTTTAAGAATCTAAATGCCTCACAAAGTGCTGCATAAAGAATAACTTTGGGAGCATTTGTACTCACCCAAGTTGTAGTATTAGATGAGGACAATCCTGTTGGTTGCTTGTTCAAAGCTAATTCAATATTATATGCTGAATTTGGAGTAGGCGCAAGATATAAGGTGTCCTGATCCCACATAGCATAGTATTTTGGTTTACTTTGAGTATCTCTATTTGGCCAATACTCATTCATGTATGTAATGTCTTTTTGCTCTAAATAATCTCTAGTTGGGCTGGCTGCTGTGTAAATTTGAGCTGAACGCACAAATGCTATATTATCTGTATTAGCCCCTGGTAAAGAGACAAAAGGATTACCCGCTGTTAAAGTAGCAAATTGATAAGATCTAAATATGTCTAAATCTACTTCTCTAAATATTCTTTTTTCTGCATGTTCTATAAAATCATTAATTATAGTATCAGTCAAAACATCAGAAGTTGTTTCTGTATAATCTCTTATTTGTGTTACTAATTCAGAATATGTTGTCATGATATACTCACAGTTACGTTTCCAATAAAACTATGTAGAACAATATCTTTGTTTTCTGTTTCTGGTTGCATCGTATTTACTATTACAGTTTCAAAAGCTCCTGGTGCTGGTATTGGATTAAATTGCGAAATAGTTTGTTGAACAACTCCAAAAATATTTCTTGCAAACATATTAACACCTAATTCAACTGTAGCACTTATGATTTGAGGTTTTGCATTTTGTAAAGATTGTGGATCAGTCGGATGATATCTTGGGTCTAATTGTGGATGCTTAGGTTCAAATTCACTTATGTGTACAGTAGATCCATTCCATTCTTTTACCATTTCGTTATATGGGAATGCTAAACCAGATCTATCTGAAATTCTTTTAGCAAATCTACCTGAAGCGTATTTTGGCATTAATAACCTCCACCACTTGGATAGTATGTTGAAGGAGTAAGATATACACTTGTTCTTGATC